GCCATTAGTAATAAACCCTCTGTCTTGGTTCTCTTTCATCATCTTCATAATCGTTATCTAAAGAAACAAATCCGCCTTCGCGGAATCTCATTAGAGCTTGAGTCATAGTATCGCATAAGTCATCGTTTTTGCCAAAAGGAAATGCAGCACATTCTTCAATCATCTCTTCTGAAAATAATCTATCCGGAGCATACACCATACCGGCTTCAAATATTGGCGCAACTGAGTGCATACGTGTTGTTTTATCATGGCCACGTGTGGGCGAATAATTAACAACCGGTATTCCCATTCGCCGTAGCTCATGCGTAAGCGGAGTACCAGAAGCTTTTGCTTCAATTAAAACCATGTCTGTTTCCCAATAACGATACTCTCGCATTGCTATTTCTTTTAGTTCTGGAAAGTCCCATCTACCTTTTTGACAATCAAGCAAGATAACGCAATCGGGCGAATCCTCTGTTGGCCTAAAAACACCCCAAGTTGATATAGCAGAAAAGTCTGCCGTTTCTTTTTTAGAAAAAGCTGTATCGTATGACTGCATAATATATTGAACGCTTGGTAAAGAATCATGTTTCCACCTTTGCCACCATTCACGTTTGATAATAGCACCGGCTTCAGCGGTTGGGTTTTGCATCCATTGCGCATTCCATTTAGGTCCAGGCAAAGATGCTTTTACTTTTAACAATTCATCAACCGACCAATACTCTGGCCAAAGCGGATTTTCAGTTTCTGGAAATATTGCTGGAAACTCTATTACTTCCCATTGATCAGCCAGAGGTTCTTTTTGCGCATCCATTAGTTTTGCTGTTAGGTCAATAGAAGACCAACGAGTCATAACAATAACAATAGCTCCCTTTGGCTGCAAACGCTGACGAGGACCGGAGGTGTACCATTCCCAAGCTGATTCAAGTGCGGTAGGCGATAGAGCATCTTGCTCTGAATGAGGATCGTCAATAATTAAAAGATCCGCACCCCTACCAGTAACAGCTCCGCCTACACCTGCTGCAAAATATTCGCCACCCCTATTGGTTTCCCAACGACCAGCAGATTTGTTATCGGCTTGCAATTTTACTTCTGGAAATATTTGCTTGTATTCTTTTTGATCCATCAAGTTTCTGACTTTACGACCAAATCTTACGGCTAGTTCTCCGGTATGAGTCGTCTGCATTATTTTCATATTAGGTCTTAAACCCATAATAAACGACGGAAAGTACGTAGATGCAAATTCTGATTTGGTATGACGCGGAGGCATGTTGACGATCAAACGATTGATTTCGCCTTTGGCTACCTTTTCTAACTTTTCTGCAAAGATTGTATGATGTTTACCGCAGATAAACTCCGGCCACATATGGTTGATGTATTCTAAAAAAGACTCTTGGCATTTTTCTTGTTGAGAAAAACTATCAAGCTTCTCTTTTAGAAGCAGAGCTTCTTTCAGCTCTGTTTCTGTAAGTTTGGATAAATCCATTAATTATTGTCTTTTATCTATTTCTTTTTTTATTTCAACTGCTTCGTCTTTTATTCTAACAACAGCTTTTTGCGCAGCTTCTCTTTCAATTGGATCTGGGTTTTTCGTTAATTTTAATTGTCTTTCAAAATCTACTCTAAGTTTTTCGTACATTTCTTTTAATTTTTTAAGAGGTAATTTACCGTAAGGAAATGCCATACTCATAATACCAGCAGTTGAATCTGCCATCTGTCTTGCTTCAGCTAAATAATCTCTTGGCAAAACTTGGCTGTATTCGCCAATCTCCATCAAATATTCTGGAGGTGCTTGAGTTGATTGAGGGTTGCTAAGAAGTATTTTTTGTATTTCTGGTAAATCTTCATTCATTTTTTTAAGATAGATATTGCATTTGTCCAAAGCCTAAATTTTCTGGGCCTTGAGTTTGTATCATAGCAGGTCTTCCTCCACCTATATTATCTGGACCTTGAGTTTGCATCATAGAAGCAGGTCTTCCTCTTAGACTTAGATTTTGAAAACGATTAAATCTGTCGCTGTCATTAGAATCTTTTGGAAATTGTCTTTCAAGCATTTCTATAGGCTGAGGTCTAACTGGTCTAATCTTATCTAGGAAAGGAGGTCTTACTGGTCCACCTACTTGTATAGGCATCGGTTGAGGTCTACCTATTTGTATAGGCATTGGTTGAGGCATTGGTTGTCTGAATCCACCGCCTATACCGCCAAAGCTAGGAGGTTGTCTAAATCCACCTCCAAATCCGCCGCCGCCATACATAGGAGGTCTTTGACCATATCCGCCTCCCATACCAGGGAACATACCGCCTATACCACCGTAAAAACTTTGTCCAAAAGGACTGCCGAAACCGCCGCCAAACATCGGAGGTTGCATACCGAATCCACCGCTATACATACCGCCGCCAAACATAGGAGGCATACCGTAGCCCATACCACCACCAAACATAGGTGGTTGCATTCCAAAACCGCCAAAGCCACCGCCGTACATAGGAGGTTGAGGTCGCATAAAGTTACCTCTGCCACCGCCCATAAATCCGCCAAAAGGATTAGGGAATGAGCCTATACCGCCTTGATTGACTAGTTGAGGAGGTCTAGCTCTCATATCTTGAATGGGACCTCTTTGAAATTGAGCATTTCCAGCTCTCATATCTTGAAAGGGTTCGATACCTTGCCTTTTTCTTAAATCATCGGAGTTTACTAAATTCATCGGAGGACGGGCAATATGTTGCTCCATTTTAGGCATTTGCTGCTGAGGATTATATGGAGTCTGCCTAGAACCGTCTGTATACATTTGCCCACCAGGACCTTGAGTAATTGCCTGGGTAAAAAATCCCATTACATCATACCCTGTAATTCTTTACCGATTGGCTCTTCTGCTGGGGCTTGTTCGATTTGTTGCATTACCATCATAAACAAGTCTTCGATATCTTCATCGTCAAGACCTTGCTCTTTTAAAAATTCTCTGACTTCTGCTTCGCTTACGCCTTGCTGAATCATTTGGATAACAGCCATAATTAACTGTTCTATCATTTGCGCTTGAGGTGCAATACCTTCTAGCTCAGCCATCGCTTCTTGCTCTGACATTTCTGGCATCTCGGCTTCGCCGCCTTCGGCCATTCTTTGCGTAGCCATCATTTTATTAGCAATACCGCCTTGAAGATCAATTATCTTTTGTTGCATTCTATCAATCTGATCTGCAATCATTTGCGCTCTTTGATTGTCGCCATCTCTTACAGCCATTTCGTATTCTTTCATCATATTTTTAATTTCTGATTCAATAGAAAACATTTGGCCTTCTGGGCTTCTGTCTTGCATTCTTGGTTCGTTGTCCATCATCATATTAATTTCCTCTATTTTCTTGCCATTCTACCAGTTCTTTTCCCAGAAAATCCACCTATACCGCCAACACTCATTTTTGGAGGTGGAGCTTTTATAGGACTTGGCTTAAATATTGGTACAAGTGGTTCTCTTTCATACGAAATAAATTTTTCTCTTGGGTCTGGAATCCTAGGGTCTTTAGCAATAGGACCTTTCCTATCGTAAAATCCTTGAGTACCTCCTGGTACATTAATAGGAGGTTGTTTATCATCTATAAAACCAGGGCCATCATCTATAAATATTGGGTCTTTCATTTTAGGAGGTAATTGAGGTGGCCTTGGCGGTATAACGGGTCCGCCAAAATCTTGAGGTGGAGGTGGAGGTGGAGGCGTATCTACTGGAGTTTCTGCAGGTGCCTGCTGCAATCCTTCTAACTGGGCTTGTAAGTCTGCAATCGTTTGGTCTCTTTCGCCAACTTGTCCTGTAATTTGATCGAGCTGCGATTGATAATCGCCAGCTTGGGCGTCAAGTGCTTGAGCTTGCGCATCTGCAGCTTCGGCTCTAATTGTATCTTGTTGAGCTATTGCGTTATCCCTTTCAGCTAAGGCTGCATCTCTAGCTCCGGTTAAGGCGTTAATCTCGCCTTGGAGGTTGCCAATCTGTCCCTCAAGCTCAGATTCTCTTGCGCCAAACTTTTGTTCAAGCGAAGCAGTTTGCTCTTGGAACTGAACAGTAAGGGTTTCTTTTTGCGTTTCTAATTCGGTTAGTCTTTGTTGGTCTGCTTGCTGTCTGATAACGTCTTGTTCAGCAATAGCGTTTTGTAAATCTTCGGTTGTTCTGGCAATCTCGGCATCTAGCTGACCTATCTTATCGGCGGCGCTTGCTTTAGCGGCTTCAAGTGCGTTGACGCCGTTGGCCTCAGCTTCGGCTACAGCCGATTGCAATTGAGCTTCAAGTTCGGCTCGTTGCGCATCCAAAGCTTGCATCTGCTCTTCGGCCGATTGCTGACGAATAACGTCTTGCTCGGATATAGCAGATTCTAACTCGCCGGTTAAATTGGATTTAGCGCCTTCGAGATCGCTAATATTATTTTGTAGGTCGCTGATTCTATCGCCGAAAAACTTTTCAGTCTCAGCAAGTCTTTGACCAAAGGTTGCACCTAAGGATTGAATATCTTCAAAAGGACGAGCAGAGGATAAAAGCTCTTGATTCTCTTCTTCTGAAAAAGGGTCTAAAGACGGTTGAACCAATTCTGTTTCTGGTAAACGCTCTGGCGCATATCCGCCTATTCTAAAAGTAGAATCTATTGGCTCGACAGACGGCAGGTCAATCGGACCTCTTACGTCGGAGCCCATCTCCGGTAAATTTAAAAACGAATAGTCTGTATCAAATGGAGTAGCCATACGCCATATCATACCATCTCAAAGTTAAAAAAGTATAGAAAAAATTTTGGCTATATGGGTACCCAAATATTTATTTGAAAATTCCTGGGGGTAAGCGCCAAAAAGGGCACTTCGTCTGGGGGATTTTTTTGGTATGTTAATTTTTTTATATATAAGGGGGTGCAGGCAAAGCAACTGTCTCTGGAGAAGATAGATTGAACGAAGTGCAAATATACTTCACCTGCAAGATCAATCATATCCGAAGGTAAAGGCAAAGGCAAACTTTAAATATATGTAATTTTGTAACTGGATTACTGTACTTGTCTGTATGTATATGGATGTTGTTATATTATTTGGGGGGTGTGGGGTCATCTAATCCTATCCGACTCCGACAAAAGCCGACCTATAAAGAGTCCCAGTTTGCGAAGCAAACTGATTATCAATCAAGCGACGCAGTCGCTATAAATTCTTTAGCGGAGCGAAGCGACGGCAATATTTCCCGCAGGGCGATTGGGTAGGGCGATATAGAGATATGCCCTAAAATATCGCTAGATATAGCCTCAAATACTGCTAGATATGGGCAAAATACCCTAAAAACTGCTGAAAATACCCCAATATTTGCTCAAATACCTACCGCCCTACTCCCCTACCGCTATAAATAGACAAAAAAAACGGGCATTTCTGCCCGTTTACCTCTCCCCTACCCCGCTAAACAGGTAGAGGATTAGCAAAAGTAGGAGAGCTACCCATATTATTTCACCTCCTTACATGCTTCTTTGAATGTCTGAAAATTAAATCTTGGATTCTCAGACCTGCATACATATGCAATTGCTTCTATTATTTCATCTGAAGCCTTGGCGTCTTTCAACGCCTCGGCTAGTTTTCTAAAATGCTTTCTAGTCATACAACACCTCTTCCAATCTTTCAATTAAAGCTCTGTCTCCAGTAGACCTTAAGCAGTTGTAAATTAATCTTGGCTCGATATCTAATAGCAATCTGAAATTTCTACAATCGCAATTTAAAATTGGACTTAATACTTCCTCATACACCGCCCAGTTTCTCAACTGGCCTTGTATAGCATAGCCAATTGCACACGCTCTCGTATCGGCTAGGCCTTTATCCATTAGCGAATGAGCCATATAAGGCGTATCGTCTTTTTGCAAAGGTCTGTCGAACTCTTCGCCAATCTCAAAATCAAAATGTAATTTTGATAATACTCTTGCTTGTCTCTCTTCCCAAGGGTCAAGCCTTACTGCTTCTAATCTAGTCATTTACGCCACCTCCTTAACTAGGTTTTCAATAACTTTTGCTTCAGTTTCTTTAATACAAAGCCTTAACATTCTGCTACTAAACTTTGCTTTGCTCTCGTCAGCAATATTAAATTCAGCACCTATTAAAGCCTTGCACATATCAAGGTTTAACCAAGGCTCGTTGTTATCAAGAATGGAGGCGTTAAACATTCTCATTCTTGCATATACTTCTTTGTAGTTCTTGGAAGTGATCTTGCTCATTCCAATAGCTACCATATAAGACCCAATTTCAAATTGGTATTTGTTTAAGTTGTCGCGAGTTTCTTTCTCGCATTTTCTAAAGTCTACAATTAAACTCATTTTTTCATTCTCCGTTAAATGCCAAGCGTTATTGCCTGGTCTGATAATTATACTTTATTTTGAGACAATTTGTATCTTTATTTTTTGGTTGATTTGAACTATTACATCTTGATTCTATATATTTTTGATATTGATAATTAGTTATAACCTACCCTTATAATATGAAATCTGGAATTTTTGATTTATACATGTATGTGCAAGTGAACATGTAGGTGAATGATTGTTATAAAATCAGAACGGACTCCCGACTCTCCCGACTCCCGACTTCATCTCGCCGACAGGCGACCTCTCCTCTCCCCTCTCGGCGGAAGAGGGCGGAACTTTTAAAAGGGAAAGGCGACAAGCAAGGGAAATGCTATTTAATTTACCTTATCACCCTATAAAAGAATTAAACCTTATTTAGCTGTTTACAATCTGTATCTTTTTTGAGATAATTATCTTACTACTTAATAAGTAGCATTTACGGAGAATTAAATATGTATACGGAATTAACCGATAAAAATAAACAAGAACTAATAGAGAATGGTATAACGTCCTTTGACGGGGCTACTGAAAAAGAATATCAATCTCTTTGTCAAAAGGCTGATATCTTTTTAGCCAATCATATGAAAGGTCTATTTACTAATTCAGTAAATACTAACGCTATCAATAACCTATCAATTATTACCATTCCCCATTTTTATTAATTGATACGTGGAATGGTGAGGGCTATTCCGATAGTGATGTTGAAGTTCATGCAACTAATCCAAATTTTTTAAAAGAAAAAATATTTGGTTATATGCAATCTCAAAATCCAAATATTGTTGAGTTTAAACAAGAGGGAGAAAATCCTATTGGGACTCTTAGATTTGGAATGCTAGATGAAATAGAGAGCAACGGAGAATGCCATTACAATTGGGGGTGTTATCACTATGAGCCACTTACTGATGATATGTTAGCTGTTGCCTTGTTTCCCAATATAAATGAATGGGAGATTATCAGAGACGAGGAAACGTTAAACGAGTATGAAAACCTTGTTAGAGAGTCTCTACAAGAAGAATACTACAAGTTTAATGAAGAAGACATATACGGACATCTAGCCGATTGTAAGGGCAAAGATGAGTCAGATTTAATATTAAGGAGAATAAAATAATGTTTCAACATATAAGTGAATACGATTTTATAAGAGCCTTTGAGCAAGTAAGACCTGATAACTTTTCGAGGGCGGGACTATCCGCCCTCTATGAGTATTTTGAGCAACTTGAAGAAGATATTGGCAACCCGATTGAATTAGATGTAATAGCAATCTGTTGCGAGTATGCCGAGTATGAGAGTCTTGAGGAGTTCCAAGAAGACTATAGCGAGGATTACGAGTCTATAGAAGATATAGAATCAGAAACAACAGTTATAACAGTTGATGATGACGGATTCATCATATTGCAATTTTAACCAATTACTCCGTATTCCTGAGCAAGAATTAAAAAGGCTCATATGGAGAAGATTATGAAGTATGAATTTTATATATATACCAAAGACGGAAATGACGTTTGGTGTTGGGATATAAATCAAAATACCAAAGTTATCAAAGACATAGAAGACAACAAAGCTGATGAAACTTTTAGTGTAGAAGTCTTATGTTGGTTAAGTGAAACCGATTGTGATTATGTAGAAATATATCCTAAAGACGAATCTAACCATTTACCCAAATATATAAAAAAAGAAGTCAATAAAGTCCTAGAGGGGATTAACCTTTGAATAAAACACATATCAAAGTTTACGGAACAGATATCGAGTTTACTATGCAAGGCGACCCAACATATCGCGAGATAATTAGATATGCCATTCAAAACGATATCCCGATTAAACCCCAACCAATATTTTCAATAACCCGACCACCTTACCCGACATTTTGGGATCAGTTCAAAAATAACAAATCCGACCTAAGCGACCAAGATATAAAAGACTTAACATTTATTGTTAAAGAGTGGAGAAGGATAAACCAATTAAAAGAGGGTAATAAAATGTATGAATCTCTTGATGAGAAATTTTTAAATGAATGGAAAAACGACAGGGAACAATATTATAGATACTCAAGAACATACGACAGAATTTTAGGAGAAGTTGAATGGTATAAAAAAACCAACAACTTATTAAAAATATTAACTAGTCTTAAGGAGAAGAATAATGCTAAAAAATAAAACAATAATCAAAAAAGTAATACAGGCAATAGAGGAAGACGTACTTGAAGGTGATGTCTTTGACTTAGTACGTGTGATTGAAATGCTACTAGGCTATGAAGTGCCAAGACAATTAATTTTAGAATATATAGGAGAAGAAAATGATTGAAGAACTACTAGACAAATACCATGTAGACGATTTTGATGATTTATTAATTGAGATTATCAAACATATGAAAGACCGAAAAGAAATTATATATGCAGAGCAAGACTAATGCAAAAAGTTAGCGATAGAGAGATTGTCCAATACTATGGGCAGATATGGGCGAATGTGAAACATATGAAATCATTTATAAGAGAACTTAGAGAAAGGTATATAAAAGAAATGGGAGGTACTCAATGAAAGCGACTTACCAAATAAAAGTATTTCAAGAAGATAGCTGTAATTACTTTATAGCTATGCAGACTAAGGACAAGGACTTAGCTGTATCTAAAATGAATAGATTAAATAAAGAAGGTCATACTGCTCATATCAACGTAATTGATGTAGAGCTACCCGACCATTTAAAAGATTTATCAAAAGATAAAATAAAAGGTTTACAACACATATTTAGGGCGAAGTAATAAATGCTAACTCTAGCTATTATTATTTTAATTATATTATTTTTATTAGATACAAAGGAGGATAAATCTAATGAGTGAAGTAATTACTGAAAAAGAGTCAATCATATGGGCAAGTGGTCACTACCTAACCGAACACTTACCCGATGAATACGACAAATGGAAAGAGAAAGAATTAGATGAATATATACTAGATTTCATATGGCAACCGTTTGAATATTATTCGGCAGATCAAGTATGGGAAAATATTGAAAATCTAGCATACGATTTCAGAACAACTGTTAACGCAAAACTAAAGGAGAATGCAAATGAAATATAGTGTAGAACTACATGTAATACAAATTCATGACGTAGAGGTAGAAGCGACTAGTTATGAAGATGCTAGAAACAAAGCAATACAAAAATGGAAGAATGGATATATAGATAAATCCGATATTTCATTTTGCGAGGAGAAGGCTAAAGTTGTTAGTTTTACCTCTATGCCTACAACAGAAGAAATACAGGTAATGTTTGCAGGAGGGACTAGATGATGTCTGATATAGGAAACAATTGCGTATGCTGTAATCAAGACACATCTTTTGGAAGTGGAAGGTTTGTCAATCGTATTCCGTCAGATGCTGATTATGAAAGTCTTGATGATCAAGGCAATACCATTTTTGCAGACGGAGAATATAGAGACGGATATCTATGTCCTGAGTGTGCAATGCTTGAATGTGATAGGTGTGATGAACTTATTGCAGTTGATGAAGATATATGCCCGTATGATGTTTACGGAAAAGATAGCGAACTATCTTTAGGTAATTTTTCAGACGGTGCCTATAGAGTTCATTTTGAATGCTTAACAAAACAAGAACAAAAACAATTTGAGGAGGAGGTAGCGAATGGCTAACCCAAGACTAAGAAAAGCAGTAGAGAATGAATTTAAACGTATTATAGGAAGTCTCTTGTATCAATCCTCTGAAGATATGTGTTTTGAAGACTATCTTTTAGACTTAGAGTATTACGGGACTCTTAAAACGTTTAAACAAGTGTGCGAGTGCAACGGTCAAGACTACAGAGAAGTCATACAAGAACTTAAGGAGGAGATTGCTGATGTATAACGAAGAATTAATCAAAGAAGCTGTCGATATCGCTACAGGTGATGACGGCAGAACAAGTACAGAAGTTATTGAAATATTAAGAATACTGCAACAGGAGATATCCGAATGAACTTATTTGAGATCTTAATCCTATCAATACTTGCCTATTTTGTTATAGGCAGTATTTTTGGATTTATTTATTTAAAATCTAAAGGTTATCTAGATTAAAGTCCCGACTATCAAATATTAGTCCCGACTCCCCGACTTGTCCTCTATAACTGTTCCCGACTTTTGCTCTAAAGATTTAGTCCCGAGCAGTTGCGCTAACCTCTTTTCAACTTCGTCCCGACTCATCTGATCAACCTTACCATGCAAGACTTCCCGACGATCTACAATCAAGCCCCCGACCTTTAACAATAAGTTCTGGGCATTTATTGCCGCCGTAAAGTTTCCTTGCGCCCAGGCGTCGTCTCTAAGCTTGTACAGATCTTCTACTGCCTTATCATGCGTAAGCTCAAACTTCTTCTTGGCCTCGACCATCAGCCGGTCATATTCTCTCCTAACGTGTGCATACTTCCCGCCGGGTCGCATATACCTGCCGACAACAATTGGATTTTTAAATCCTGCCTTTTTCGCCGCCTCTGAAAACGTAAGCCTAGGATCGTTAACAGCATTCCAGACAAGCAACCTCTGTCTCTTGGTAAGCTTCTTCTCTCCTTCGCTTAGGTATTCGATAGGCATGTCATCTGTAGGCTCCAAAACTGGCTCTACCTTAACACTTGCTCTTAATCTTAGATCTGGGGCTGGCATCTTTGTTCTCTCTCATTTTTACACTTATAACTTTGCAATTATATCTTCTAACAAATCTTACTACATCTGGTCGCTCAAAGAAAGCTATCAGATCTTCGTTTAAATACTTCCTACACTTTTCGTTCAATTTACTCATACTTTTGTCACACCTTCTGACAAAACTCTGCCAAAACTATCAACCCCCCGTAAAGCCCTATAATATAATAAATAAAAACATATATGATTATATATATATACCTTATTTATTAGTTTTGTCATACTTTTTCTTACCCACCCTTTTCTTTTAGGATTTTCGAGGGTTTTAGGGTTATTTCCAAGGGGTATCCTGACAATATGACAAAACTGCCAAAAGTGCATTCTTATCACCTTTTTCGCGTTTTGACAAAACTGACAAAATGACAAAACCCCCGCTTTTTTGTCAATATTTGTAGATAAGAGGGTGCCTTTTGTCATATTTTTACGACAAAACTATTCGTCGTCGGGAGTGAAGACTATCTCCTTAGTAAAGCCAAAAGAATTATATAAAATATCGTCTATCTTCTGTATGCCTATATCGGGAGTGTCTGCGTAAGATAAAAGTTGCGTAGTTCCGTAAGTGAAGATCAATAAAGCTACATCTTCTGCGTTAGCGCCTCTGTCGGTAAAATCAGCAAAGATATCGTTCAGACGTCTTTGCATTTCTTCTGCCGTAGGTGGGCCTTTTTTAAAGGGAATAACTTTCATATTATTATTGTATAAGAAATGGGACCTTTTGTCGCGAACTAGATCCCAAAGTTCAGAGTATATGGCGACTGCATCTTTTATTTTTATACAAGCCAGATGTGTTGCCTGTTCCGGATTAAATTATTAAAAGGGTTAAGAGACAAATAAAGAGTCCGACTATCATCCAAAATATTTGTTCGTCTTGATTCAATTAGCCCTCTCCGTACTTCCAGTTGTTATTGGCTGTATGTTCCCTCCAGGTATCTTCCAGATATTGTTCGTCGTCTAACAAATAGTTGTTAGCTTTATTGCGAAGTTTTCTCATACCTGCGCAGAATTCTGCAAAGTCTTCGCAGCCGTTATCAATAACTTCTTCAGCTACGATATCTGCATCTAAAAGTAAGCCTTTTAATCTACTCATATCAATTTACCTCTCTTGAATTATCAACAACGTATTCAGCATCTTCTATTGCGCTATGCAAGACGCTGATAAGTTCTTGTTCGTGGCCTTTGGCTTTATACAAAAGACCGATAGCTAAATTATGGACCAACAAATAAGATCCAACAATGGGATCCATCATGTCCTTGTTTTTATCAACGACACATTTTGTTGCGTAGTTTTTAAGCATATCAACCGATAAGTTGAAAGCTAAGTCTGAGTTTTTTTCAAACTCTTTGTGTTTATAGTTTTTCATATCATTCTCCAGATTTATGAATTAATTACAAATAGTATAATCATTTTTGTTTACTTTGCAAATATATTTTGTTATTCTTTTTATAATTATATTTTTAGGAGAAGATATGAACGAAGTAAACCAACTAATGGACCAAGCGATAGGCATACCTACAGCTACCGGTCCCAAACATTTATTAGATATGCAAACAGACTTACGAGCCTACAAAAGGCTAACGGAGTTTGTGCGTTATATTTATGATCATCATCCTGTGTTATTCGACCAGGCCTATTCAAAATCTATGGAGAAAGTAAATGAATCTTAGTGAAAAAGATATGCTTAACGAAATAATAAATGAATTAAGCGAGGCTATAGATCAGTACGAATCTTTAAACGAAAACTGGTTTGCAACCTGTTTAGAAGATAAAGAATACAGCTTGCTTGTAGGCGCTTTAATTCCTTTAGCATCTATGCAAAGGGTAAATGAAAAATTACAAAAATTGTGGGTAAAACAAAAATGAAAACTAAAGAAGCAAAAGATCTTGCAAAGAAACCTGTAAGAAAAAGAGTTAGGAAAAAACCTGTTGTTAAAAAGGTAAAACCAGTTGTAGCAGCAGAGCCAAAAGTAGAAGTAAAAGAACCTCTAACAAATGTAGAGAAAGTCCAGGTTGTATTAATAGTGCTTATTATTGCCGGCATGTTTTACTTTGGTACCTAATGCCACTTAGAGACTACCAGCAAGAGGCTTTAGACGCCCTAGAAAGCTATGTAGCGTCGCAAGAGGGTAATCCCCTTGTTGTGATGCCTACTGGCTCTGGTAAGTCTCACGTGATTGCAGACTTTGTTCTGCATATGAATCAACAAAACCAGCAGAATACTTTGATTGTAAGCCACGTCAAAGAGATCCTGCTACAGAATTATGAGAAGCTACAAGACGCTTGGCCTTACGGAAGTATAGGATTATACGGTGCCAGTCTTAAAAGGCGAGATAGTCAAAACGATATTATCTACGCTCAGCTTCAATCGGTTTGGAATAAAGTGGAATATCTCCCCCGATTTCACCTCCTCGTAATCGACGAGGCCCACTTAGTTCCAAAAGAAGGTGAGGGAATGTATCGTTCCCTCATCTCTTCTTTAAAAGAACAAAACCCAGAATTAAAAGTTGTTGGCTTTACTGCTACACCTTACAGACTAAATTCTGGAATGCTAACGGACGGCGATGGATCTATATTTGATGATATAGCTATTGACTACGGAAGCGGTGAAAACTTTGTTAAGCTAATAGACGACGGCTATTTAGCACCTTTAGTAACCAAGTGTATGGATACTGAATACGACGTAGAATCGGTAGGAATGAGGGGTGGAGAGTTTATCCAAACAGATCTACAAGAAAAAATGAACGACAGAGGAAGAACAGAAAAAGCTATTCAAGAAGTTCTTATAAAAGGCTTGAATAGAAAACAATGGTTAATCTTTTGCGCTGGTATAAAACATGCTGAAATAGTCTGCAGCCTTTTGAATTTCAGCAATATCAGCGCAAGGGTTATCAGCGGAGAAACACCTCCGAATGAAAGAGACCAATTAATAGAAGAATATAAAAGCGGTAAACTAAAAGCCTTAGTAAACTGCGATGTCTTGACGACTGGGTTCGATGCCCCTATCACCGATCTCATCGTCATGTTGCGTCCTACCCAATCACCTGGTTTATATGTCCAGATGATGGGTAGGGGTATGCGCCCAGCTGAAGGTAAGAAGAATTGTTTGGTATTAGACTTTGCTAAGAATATTGAACGTCATGGTCCAATTAATCAAATCAAACCTAATCAAAAAGGTAAGCGCAAAAAGACCGGTCAAGCACTCGTTAAGTCTTGTCCTGCCTGTAAGTCTTATGTGCCTAAGAGCGTAAATACTTGTCCGGATTGCGGTCATACCTTTCCTGCAAGAAAAATAGATCTAGATCTTATTTCATCTAAGTTAGATGTTATTTCTAGTGTTGCAAAAAAAACCAAGTACGAAATAAAAGTTATAGATATGTGGGTCGGCGAACATCAGAAGATAGGATCAGCCACCCCAGTATTAAAAGTGTCATACAAGACACCCAATAAAATAATTAGCGAATACATATGTTTTGAACATACCGGCTATCCACGCGACAAAGCTGTTAGATGGTGGAATCAAATGGGAACGCCTGCAAGTTTACGCAAGTCTCCGCCAAGAACGGTAGAGGAAGCTTTGTTTAGACAACTGGAGATACGTAAACCAAACTTAATTAAAGTAGATTTTTCTGGTAGATTTCCTAATATAGTCAATCACATATGGAGATAGGTAAACCAGCAGCATTTTATCCCTTTAGAGCAGTAGGTGAGTTTGTTTATATTTCTTATCAAAAGACAGACTTTGAATTAGTTTTTAGAGGCGGACAAGATGATATGGATAAGATAGTAGAATATTGGCATTTAATAAAAGCGCCAAAGTATTACAAAACCAAAAGCTTGGCAGAAAACTTACAAACGATGTATGACGATTTACAGTATTGGCCAAAGCCAATGTTAATTAACCAGGTCGTTCAGGCCTTATACTTGGAGTATGAAGATGAAGATAGATGAACTAAACACTTACGAATCAGAGCAAAGAGGGGAAGCTTTAATCTTTGCCGATATACCTAATGAGGCTTATCACGCCGGAGTCGGTATTAGTAGTAGTGCTATTCGTAGATTCGGCGAATCGCAACTGCACGCAATAGAACACGTGCAAGAAACCACGCCTGCTATGAAATTTGGGACAGCGGCTCATGCTATGTTAGTTGAAGGCGATGAAGCTTTTAATAACGATATAGCAGTATTGACTGGATCTCCGTATACCAACGCTAATAAAGAACTTAAAAAAGAATACGAGGAAAGAGGTCTAACGGTTATTAAAGAAGCTGAGTTAAATCATATTAAAGGTATGAAAGCCAATATGATAGAAGAGGGTAACATGTATCTTAATCCAGAAGGTAAACTTGCTGAGGCTAGTTTTTACTGGTACGAAGATGAAGTCTTATGTAAGTGTAGGCCAGACGTTCTCTGCCCTCCTCTAACAAAACCTTATGCCGATAATAGTGTTGTGGTAATAGATTATAAAACAACGCAGTCTTGCGATCCTAAAGCCTTTGCTGGATCTGTTAGAAAGTATGGTTACGATATGCAAGCGGCTTGGTATAGAAGAGGTATGCAAAAAGCTGGATTCAAAGTCCAGGAGTTTGTCTTTGTAGCTCAAGAAAAAGTGCCACCTTATGCTGCAAAGGTATTCAGAATTACAGAAGAGCAAATGGATATTGGCTGGGAAAGAATGGAAGGCTTTTTAAAAGACTATAAAAATTATTCAAAAGGCGGACATTTATCTATTTATAACTCGCCAAATATTGTAGACTTAATACTATAACTATTATATTTATATGCATGCAATATATGTCGAAATACATCTGCGTCTACAGAGACGAACAAGAACTCCAGGCGATTATCATACCGGCTCCTAATCAGGATACAGCCGAGTTCTTTGTTAAGTTTGGTAAGACGTTAGATCCAGAGGATGATTTCGACATATTAAGTATCAGCAAATTCAATCCAACAGAACATATCAGTTTAAAAATTCATTAAGAAAAGGCTAGGTGGGAATCAGACTTTACGGAGAATGATGGAGGTCCCTTATGGCGTCCTAGCAAGCCAATTAAATTATAACGAAGGCTTAGCTGGTTTTGCAGCTGGCTCTTCAGTTACCCAGGCAGGTGGAGCGTCAGCAGACTCTGCTTTCATTCCTTCTACCGGATTAAACTCAAGCACTTTGTTCTTGTCGCCGTAATCTGGATTGTCGCTCTTCTCTATACCGAGTTTACATACAACCTTTCTACCAACAAGCTCAGAAGCATTCGACGGTGGATTATCTTGTAGACCCAATGCTTTTAATAATTTAGCAAAGTTTCTAGAAGCAATCTCTCTTACCATGTCTTGCTTACCTGAATCAGCATTCTTATACCAGAGGTTGTAATTCTCTCTGATGATCCAGTTGTTATACTTATCTTCGTCTACCTGCACTTCTAGTTTTAGGTAATCATTACCAGCTGCGGATGTAGTCTTTTCGCAAACACTAATCCTGCATCTGTAATCGCCCTCTGGAATAAAGGAGTTACCTTCATCCTTCGTATCGAAATCAAACTTGACGTCAGCAAAATCGCTCATTTATCTTCTCCTTTAGTAGTAAAACCAAGTTTATTAATAACATATGATAGGTTAGGCTCTTCAAAAGAATCTAACTTACCACTCCTATCCTTAGCAATATAGTTATCGCCAATTGTTGTTTGCAACCATCTATTGGTTACTTTCTTTCCTTCTTCATTCTCTTCGGTGAATGTTCTAAGACATAACACCTCATCAAAGAAGTAAGGAATCTGTGTCGGCAGCTTAGCACCAACCATCATAGGCTGATAATGAAACATACCTGTTGACTCATCTCTGAGTTTGTCTTCTTTAGCAACAAAGATTACGTGAATCTTTAGATCTCTAAACCTACGCATAGTTTTGGTCATAACTTCTATAACCTCTCCATAGGCTCTTCTAGGATCTTTGGATCTAGCTTTCTCTTGCGCTAATAATAATTCAGACATCTCAGTTACACTATCTAAACAGACAGTATCGTAATCAAGTTGTCCACTTTCTAACAACTGTGCAATCTCTTCAATCTCAGATGCTTCTTTAACTTCAATAGCGGTTACGTTATCTGCATCTTTAATAGATAGCAGACCAGCCTCCATACTAATAATTAAAGTCTTACCTGGTGCAGTAGCACACGTTGTTGTTTTACCGGCGCCAGAGGCACCATAAATTAAAAGTTTGGCCCCTTGGTTTTCTACCAACTGGCTAGGACTTTTAATACGTTCTAGGATATTCGACATATTCTTCTCCATAAATAAATAAAAACCTATTTTAAAATAAAAAAATATAATATACAATAGGTCAACTAGATAAATTAACGGAATGTATAATGAACGAAATTAACCCAGTACAATGGAAGGTTAATTATCTTTGGAGAATAAAGAGTTTAGCTGATAAAGAACTAAGCGTCTACACGTCTCAGAAGATTGAACCTGAATATAAGGAGCGAGAAGTGAGAAGAATAACCCTAAAGGAGTATATCGAATTTGTAGGTATTGAACCTGCAGCAGAACTGTTTGGCTGTTCGCCAGCATCAACCAAAGCTTGGAGGTATGGAATAAGACAGCCCTCTATTAAACAAGCTAAAAAAATTATTCACGCCTCTGGCGGGAGATTAGATTTTGAATCTATCTTTGGACCTGTAGAAGATGGTGTTGAATAAAAGTGTTCAATTTAAACGTAACAGCGCAGGATTCTGCGTTGGACTTAGCTCTTGCGTATGCTGAATATGGACTGAGCGTTATACCTCTTCAGAGGCATAATAAAGTTCCGCCTAAAGAATTAGGCAGTTGGGAAAAATACAAGACAGAGCAACCAACGACAGAACAAATAGAGAAATGGTTCAAGGGGAGAAACGATTTAGTTGTAGCCTTGGTCTGCGGTAAGTTTATTGTCGTAGATGCAGATACACCTGAATCAGTTAATTGGGCAGAAGCCAATTTACCAGTAACACCTTTTAAGGTAGCAACTGGTAAGGGTATGCACTATTACTATAACAATCCGGAAAACTTTACAACTTACGTAGCTAGAAGGACTGAATCAACAGACCCAGCTAAACTTATTGACTTACGCGGCGTCGGTGGCTTGATCATTGCTCCACATAATATACATGCTACTGGCGCCATCTACGAACCTATTGTTATACATGATTGGGGGCTAAACGATGTTGATGATCTTCCGGACTTTACCAAAGAACTATGGGTAAAGATTACCGGAGCAGAAAAACTAAACGGTAAGCCGATATCTGCTCCGTTATCAATCAAGGGCGTAAAGGAAGGAAGTAGAAATGACCAAGCAGCAAGACTTGCTGGTTATTTAATAGCTAAAGATATTAATGTAGACTTTGTAGAGTTTTTTGTTCAATCTTGGAACAGGCAAAACAATCCGCCTCTTGATCATACAGAAATATCTACAACAGTTAATTCAATACAAAAGACGCATGATCGTAAAAACCAACAGGCACCTGCTTATATAAAAAGTACGCATTCAATTACTGAGCCAACTAACTTATATAGTCCTCCAGGTGTTCTTAAAGATATATACGATTACTCGGAGAATATAGCCAAGATATCCCAGCCAGCTATAAGCATGCAAGCTGCGTTATCTGTTGGATCTGTTGCGGCAGGAAGAATGTATAGAACAGATATGAATAACTTTTCATCTCTATTCTTTATGTGTATTGCTAAATCAGGTCAAGGTAAAGAAAACGTAAAGACTGTCGTTGAATCCATATTAGATAAAGCAGACCATTCTGACTTGATGGCTGGTGATGGCTATACATCTAGTGGTGCTATCTACTCTTTACTTAGATATAAACCAACTCATATAACAGTTATGGATGAATTTGGTAAACGTCTTGAAAGCATATCTAAATCATCTAACTCAAACAAAGAAGATGCCCTGCAAGTGTTAATGGAGACTTGGGGTAGGTGTCATGGTGTCTTGCGTCCAGATAACTATTCAATGATGACGCTCAATCAAAAGCAACAAAAAGAAGCTATGGACAGGTCTACAATTAAACCTGCTATCACCTTAGTTGGTATGAGTGTTCCAAAAAACTTTTACGGTGCTTTATCAACTGGTCGTATTGTTGATGGTTTCTTAAATAGATTTATTGTCGTTGAGTCTCACGTGCCAAGAAGTGTTGGCAGAATGATACCTTATATTGAACCACCTAAATCTGTATACGATTGGGTGACTGATGTAAGGCAAACCAATAACGAAATGGAGCAGATAGCTAGAGATAACGCTGAGCTAGATTTTAAACAACGCATACTTACCTTTGATGATGATAGTAGAAACCTGTTGGAAAAGCTTGCATACGATTTAGTAGACCAACAAAACAAATTAGAAAAAGAAGGCTTAGAAGTATTGCTATCTAGAACTAGAGAGAAAGCCATGCGTCTTGCTTTGATAGGAGCCTTAGCAGATAACAAACGAGCTAGAACTATAAGCGGCGATATAACCCAATGGGCTATTGATTACGTTTATTACTACGACCAGTTACTAATAGAGTCTTGTAAAGATAAAGTTGCAGGATCTGAAATGGAAGGACGTATTAAACAAATACTTAGCTTTATTCGTTCTCAAGGCGAGTGGGGTATTAGTAAGCGTGATATTGATAGGCGTGAAATATTTAGAAGTATGAAGTCATACGAAGTAAAAGAAATTATAGAAAGACTTAAAAACTCAGGAGAGATACAAGAAAAAGATGTTAAGAAGTCTAATACAGGCAGACCAACAAAACGTATTGTTGCAATAGATCCTGAATTTTTTAACGAGGATTGATGAGAAGATTTATAGGTAATTTAATTAGTAAATTTTTAGAGTGGTCTTTCCAAAGACAGGAAGACAAATTTATGAGACAAGCATATGAAGATAGACAGAAGGGCCTTAAAAGAAAGTGTAAGTGAT